AATGTTCCATCGTAAGCGAATGATATATCACCGTTTGAGAATGAGTAATTTTCAGTAATTCTTTTAACAGGCAAACTACCCATATAAGCATATATAGAAGAAGGGCTAAATCCTAAAATTGATGTGTATTTAAAAGTTATTGTTTGTCCAATTTTATTTTCTGTATTAAAGAAAATAGGAGTGGTTCTAATTCTATCTGTCCTATTTAAAAGACTTCCATTAGACAACAGAACTGAGCCAAATTCAAAGGGTGCTACTGTGTACTTATAATTTAATAAGTTATTATTAAAATAATCAGTCTCAACATTATTCTTTTTAATCTTTTTAATAAAATAATCAACAGGAGTTACCCCATCAGATTCATTGACATAGCTATTATAAACAAGTCTGCCTTTTTGAGATGCTATAATTTTATAATCCCTGTATGTGGTATTGCTTTCCGCTACAGATATTACATTTCTATTTTCATCAATAAACGCAAATGCTCTTGATGTAAACCCACCCCTACTTGATATAATAAACTCATCTCCCTCATTGACATCTATTATAGCATGAACAAATGCTGAAAACGGAGTAAGAGTATAAGAAATTCTTGAACCAACTTCGGGTATATCTATATATCCTTTACGTGTGATTTCATTAACCAGAGTTTTATTTGCTAAATCTATAACTTTAGGCATTTCCCCCCAATACACAAATGGCTTCTCTATTTTATAAACAGAATGATTATCCCTTTCTGCTTCCGTTATATCTACTGTTTTACTAATTATTATTCTCACATTATCAAATGTTCCATCGTAAATAAATGATATATCACCGTTTGAGAATGAGTAATTTTCAGTAATTCTTTTAACAGGCAAACTACCCATATAAGCATATATGGAATTAGGACTAAAGCCTGAAATTACTGTATATTTAAAAGTTATTGTCTGCCCAATCTTATTTTTTGTATTAAAATAGACAGGGATAGTTCTAATTCTATCTGTCCTATTTAAAAGACTTCCATTAGACAACAGAACTGAGCCAAATTCAAAGGGTGCTACTGTGTACTCTATATTGTCAATAAGTTTAGCTACAACATCTTGGCTCATAAATAACTCTTGACTATTTCCTTTCTCTTGAACAGGATGCTTTGCAATCCATCTGCTTTCGTTGAACCAAACAGTTGTATCAGCGCCTACATATTGGTATGTTTCCCAAATATCTTGAGCTTTCTGAAATGTGATTTTTAGACCTGTTTTTCTTATTTCTGGCGAAACTGCTGCTATAGCTGTTGACAACGTGTAATATTCACCCTGAGACAAAGAATATTTATTGGTGACATTTAAAACACTCGCTTCGCCCGCTAATTGAACTATTTCATCATCTACTTGCTTTAGCGTTTTAGATGACCCGCCATGTTTTGCGTAATCGTTGACTGCGACTCCAATTGGGGGTGCCGGAACACTTTGTGTAGTCCATAAGCCATTCACGGCATTATAGATTATATAGTTAGAAGTTGCATTGTCGTAAACGTATGCAGTTTGCCCTGTTTTTGGAGATGGAAAAGCAGTGTTAAGTACCGACAATGACGGGAAATAACCTTTGTTGTTTACAGACTTATTTTCTACTGTAGTGATTGCCTGGTTCAACTTGTTGAAGTTGTCATTCAGTTTAGATGCCGCATCACCCCATTGGCCTGAATTAGGTATGTTATTTAAAGTACTCATATATCTTTATTTTTTTATTCTTAAATATCCATTTTCTTCGTATAAGGCTTTCACTGGAATGTTAGTACTTTCTGTTGGTATATTATCTAGTATCACCTCCATGTGATTTCTTAAAGAGTCATATCTGACTGAAAACTGATATAACCAATTTATATTTTGACCAACTGCAGAGTATTGTGAAAAATTAATGCCTCCCATTGACATTCCTGTATTTTGCTTTATAAAAGTAGTACCATCAAAAGATTCAAAATCTATAGACATAGCACCTGGCTGTAGGTTAGATGAATAGAACACTTCTCCATTTTCTCTGTAAGTTGTAAGTTTGATTTCTGAAAAATTTGCAGAAGTACCTTCTACTGTTAGAAAGCTCAATGACAAAGCTATTTGACCATTAGAGTTATACATTTTAAGAGACCTATCGGCTGGATCTATCACGATTCTATTCCCTCCAATGTTGCTTTCAACCCTACCTCTGAAATAACCTCCTAGCGCATATATATACCCCCTGAAGAAACCGTCACCGCCATGCGTGAGAACAAATTTTGCCATTTCTGTCCACTCAGCTTCAGATGGTTCATAGTTAGGGTTATCAATAAATCTTTGTACTGTTCTTATTGCATCTTCAAAGGAACCGCCTCCCCATACTGCAGGATCATTGTCGTTGTTATAAATTCCACTTATTCCGGCATTTACCTTTTCCATGACGCCATCCTTATATTTCCCAAGCTGTATCATGGATAATAGCGCCAAACTGCCTAAAACAGTTGCGTCACCTCCTTGAATTGCTTCAACCAGGTACTGATAAGATAGTAATCTTTCAAATGCAGGGTTTTCGTCTAAATGATGAAAAGACATATCAGTTGCAACTGTACCTCTTTCCAATTTAGGATTAAAAAGAGTTGCACCGGATGCAGTAATTGAGAAATTTGATAGCAGACCATCGCCAATAAAATCAAGTTCACGCTCAGTATATGAAGCTCCGAATGAGATATTCTTTGTTTGGCCGGCGAAAGTAACAGAGACATCTCCTTTCCCTTTCATCCTAAACTTATATTTATCATTGTATATAGACAAAACAGCTTGAGATATTTTACCATTTAAAGTGATACCCTTTCCTGACTTAGCCAAAACTTCATCAATTATTGATATTTCACCTGTCTGATCCCAGTAAGCAAGTTTATTGTTAAATAGATCTTCAGTTTCTTTAATCGTTTTCTGATTATCAAGTTCAATACTTGCAAAGTCACCTGTGAAACCAGCATTTCTTAGTAAATTATCAGAACCAATCTTTTGACTTTTAGTGAATACGTCAAGTGCCTTACGTGCTTTATCAGCGTCAACGACTTTTTGCTTATTATCCTCAACATTACCTACTATAGAATTGAGCAGCTCATTGACTTTCATTCCTGCAGGTGCATTACTCAATGTAATTTCAGGCTTTTGAGGTTGATTTACATATTCTTTTACTGAAACGATGCGAATAAGAACACCTTCAGGGAGAAATTGATCGTCAATAAAATCAACAAACCCTCCGGGTATTATTTTTGCACCAATCTCTGCCCATCTTGATTTAGACCAAAGAGGATCTAACTTACCCGTGAAAGTATATCTACTCTCTTCTTCTGTATCTAAAAACTTAATGCCATCATCAAACATCTTTTCAGAAGCCTCTTCAATATATAAGGGAGGCATCGAGATATTGAACATCGCATATTTATCACCCACTTGAGGCACAAATAAGCCTCCTGGCATTACATAACCATCTATTTCAGCCGGGACTAACTTAAACCTGCGTTCTGCATGGATATAGCCTGTAAGTGCATCACCTGACTGTTCAATATTGAATTCACGACCTGCTAATATTCCACTTTGAAATTTAATTATAGCTGTTTCTCCGGGTATTCTATATTGCGAATAGTCTAAACCTGCAGGAATACTGTCATCTATGATATCATAAAAGTTGTTTTCAGCATCAATAACCTCAACAGAAGAAACAGTGCCAACTCGTTTTGGATAATGCTCTGAACCATCAAATGAGCCTTCAGCTTTATGTATAGTGCCTTCACGATAGATATACATTCCGTCAGGATCTGTACGAAATGTTTTACCATTATACACTTTAGTTGCATTTTTAGGTAATAATAATGACCTGCTACCTGATTGAGAAAGAGATATATTTCTTTCACCACCCTGAACATATAAGCGCCCAAGTGGTTGTTTATCTCCATTATTTTTTCTGCTCACACCAGAAAGGAATCCACCACCTTCTCCGTATTTCAATGATACCGGATTATCTCTATTTTTTTCTAGTCTCCTAAAGTTGACTTTTTTACCCTCACAATCACATTCAGTGTTAAACTCCTGCATAAGTCTATTAATGACTTCCCAACAACTTTCAGCGTTGAATGATATCAGCCTTTCGTCTGCAACTATGACTTCACCAACTGACCATCCACTATCATGCAGATTCATTACATCAACAAGCTGACTGACAAACACTAATGGTGTGGCAGTCAGATTGAACTTAACACGATAAGGTTTTGCGCTTGTATCTTTATAAATGTATAATTTAAGAGCCTCTGACCAATCATGTAATACAAGAGTATATTGATAGTTACGTGTGTGATGTTTCTTGAAATTTTCCGGATAAAACAGCATATATCTGTCACCTTGATAGTCTGTATATGAGCCAACAGGAATACTTACAGGTCTGTTCAATGAAAACTGTAGCGTAAGGTTACTACCAAGTATTTCACGATAACAAACACTGCTATCATCAACATTTACATCAAGAATCTCTATGCCAGATGGGTTATATATTTTCATTATTTTTTAATTCAATCTATTTATCTCCTGCAGATGTAACTTAAATTCTACTCTCACCTTTCTGCTGAATGGCGTCAACTTCCTGAATTGGCTCATTTTTGAATAATAGCAGTTAATTGTTTCGCCGGCTAGCTGTAATGACAATGGAGCGTTTATTTTCCGCACCACATTGAACAGTGCATTCAGATTGATAAGCAGATTGTTTTTACTGCCTGCAGTCATCACACAGTCAATAATTACCTCATTAGCTTTGCGTTTTGGATAACCAACAATACCTTGCAGATTGTCTGCTACCTGTCCATCAACGGAATTTATCTTACTTGTAAGTACTTCTTTCACTCCCCTGGGCCTAAGTACTGAAGAGTAAGCTTCAGTAACTGTAATACCATAAGCAGACAGATCTATATTGTCAATTGATACATGAGTAATGTTTGAAGGATCTCCTACCGGTGAAGCTATTGCACTTGTATATAATTGCATAGGATCATCCATCCAATAATCCATTTTTACATTGCCTATTTTCTTTCTCGCGTTGAAATAACCTCCACTGTGCCGGTAGTCTGAAGATTGAATATATCTCAAGTTGAAAGTAGTAGCATATTCTCTTATATAAATATTCATCATAGGCTTATAATGTATATTTTGAAAGATGTTTAATCGCTGTTTAAACTGCGTATAATCATCAGCAATTATCACGTAATTAATAGCTACTTTCTTGGCATCAAATGACACTTCAGACAAATCAACTTCAAGTCCATCACTTTCAAACCAATCGTTCTGATCAGGTTTCCTACGGTCCGGAAACATCAGCAGATCATTGCTGCCATCACGTTCAATAAAAGCGCCAATGCTAGCAATATCAACTCCGTCTATTATGCATTGTCCTGTTGTCATTTCTTTAAGTTTATTCCTTCCCTGACAATTCTTTCAATATTTTCATCAATCTCTCCAAGTCTCTGAAGGAAAAAGCTGTTTTCAGCAATTGTCTGAAGATATCCTTCCATTGACTGCATTAAAAAGAGCTGTTCGCGATTCACATCATAGTTACTATTTAATGTATCTGCAATAGTTGTTATTCGCATTACTATGTATGTGACACGTCCACTGAATTCATCGAAACTGTCCTGGGTTACTGATTGTAAACTTTGAGCTGTTGCCTGCCTTCCAAGTGCTTCTGCTGCACCGGCAAATGGATCTACTCCATATTGGTCCATTATGACTTTTCGTAACTGTTCTAAACCCTCGTTGTATTGGTCTACTCCTGACACATACTCTTTCATGAACCAATTTATATCATCAGTCAGATCCATGTCCCCACCGTCAAAAGAATCTTTCATTCTTTTATCCAACTCTGAGAATAACCCTCCGAATACAATGTTGAATAACCTTTGAGTAGATAGCTCTTTTAGCATATCTACAACGCTGTCTGTCATTGCACGTGCAGAGTCAGTGCCTGACGCAAAGCCATTATCTAATGCTTTTTTAAGCTCTACTCCAATAGAACCAACGAGGTTCTGCAGTTCGCTTTCAACTGACTGCATTGCCTCGTTGGCGGCATCAGATGCCTGGAGTATATTATCGATAAGCTGTGACGTTTCTTCTTTTAGGTTGCCGGACTTCTGCAGTGATTCAGCTAATTCTCTGTTCAGCTCTCCATCCTTATTTATAAGTTCTGGATATGTCTTTAGAAGGCTCGAATAAATATCCTTAGTGCCGTAAGTCATACCAAGAAACTTTTTCTTCTCTACACCAGTTTTCACGGTTTCGCTCGAAAGCATTCGCATGAGCTCTGACTGTTTAGCCAGAGCTGCGTTATACCCTTCCATCCCCCTGTTAAGGGTGTTTGTATAGTCTGAAGTGAAAATACTGTCTGTTTCACTCTTGATATCCTTTATTGAGCGTATTACAGCCAGACTATAATCAATTGCCTGCTGTGCTAATCCCAGATTAAACTTCCTGATCTCTTCATTAGCCTGCTTATTAGCTTGAATAATCTTACCGGTAACTTCAAGCAACCGCATTGCACCGTCGATTATTGCTTTCGGATCACCTGAGGCTATTCCTGCGCCTAAAGTTGCAATACCTCCAACTGCACCTGAAGCGATATCAAATAAACCGCCAAGATCTTCATCAAAGTTGCTTGCAAAAGAACCAATTCCATCAAGAACTTGTTGAGCATAGCCGGCTAACTCCTGAAACTTCTTTACCGGCATATTGTCAAGCTCAGCATTCATTGCTGAAATCTCAGCTGTTACCTGTGCTATTTCATTGTCAACATCACCTCCGGAATCTTTAATCTCCTGAAGCTTCTTGAGCCTTTTCTGTGCTCCATCAATCTGTATTTTCAGTATTTTCTCTTCTTTCTCAGATTCAAGCATTATACTACGATCAGCAATCTGAGCACGCCTTAGCTGTATCTGATTCTCGAAGTCTAGTGTTTCGAGTGAAAGATGATGTTTTTCAAGTTCAATATCACGCTTATGTGCTGCAGCTATATTTTCAATCTCAATTTGAGTTGCACCATTTTCACGTGCCAGGGCAATTTGCTGATTGTAAAATTTGTCAATTTCCGACAACCTTGATTCTGACTCTGTCGCAAACCTTGAATTTATTTCAGACCATATCCCATCTATTGCAGACGCCGAACCCTCATTAACTGCAGATACTGCAGCTTCATATTTCATTTTCTCAGCACTCGCTAATGCATCAAGTTGAGCCGATTGAGCAGAACCATCTACACCAGCATCAGACTCAAGCTTTTTAATTTCTTCCTGTCTATCAGCTATTAGCCTCATACGCTGATTATATTCATTCTCAAGTTCAGCCAGCTTTTTATCTCTGCCTTCCCGCATTGATGCAACAATTGCTGAATCTATCTCTTTCTGAATATCCGCTGATATTTTTGACAGACGTTCACCTGCTTTTATTGCAGGATCTTCTTTTACTTTTAGGGTTTTAGTTTTAGTTGTTTCAGTTGGTGCCAGTCCAAGCGCTTTAAGGATACTCATTTCTGCTTCAGAAGCTGAGGTACTCTTTTCAATCCATTTGTCACCTGCTTTAGCATATTTACGTTCAGCATCAGAAAGATATATATCCATATCTTCATCAGCTTTAGACTGATTAACAGGCTGAATAACCGGATCAAGCTGTAATTGTGGTTGTATTCTTGTATTATCTGAAGCAACTACACCGGTTTCTATTTTTGCACCGGCTTCCATTCTCGAAATTGATTTAGCTGCAGCTTCATCAACTTTAGCCTGGACCTTTTCACGCTCTTCAAGCATTTTCTTGTATTGTTCTGATGCAAGTTCCATTGCAGCAGTAGCAATTGCACGTTGACGAATAGCTTCTTTAAATGCGTTTGTGTTTTGGATAAACGCGCTGTCAGCATCATTAACAGTATTGATTGAAACACCTAGTTGCTTGAATGCATCTTGGTTGTCAGTAATAAACTTTTCTTTAATTTTCACGTCATCACCTAAACGGTTGTATGACACACGCAACTTCTCATAGTTTGCAATCTGAGATGCTGAATTTGTTGCAATAGATTCAGTTAATTGATTTTGTTCTTTTTTCTGCTCACGTTGTTTCGATATAAGTTTGTCAGTTACCGCAATTACAACACCGATTGCAGCTGATAATCCAAATGTCAGAATTCCCATTAAAACTTTTGCCGCAACAGCTGTAATACCGAGTGTAGTTGCAACTTTTAAATTAGCTGCTGCCCAGAGATGCTTTGCCCTTGTAACAGTATTAATTCTAAATGCAGATGTTTGGTGAAGAGTATTTTGAATCTGCTGCAAACCAATCGTGATAGCCATTAAGCTCTGAACCTTAGTTTGCAACTTGGCATACTCTTCATTGTTTTGATTAACCAATCCAAATGCACCCCCTGCAGCACTTAAAGCACCGGATAAACCTGATAAGCCTGAAAGAATACCCTGCATTTGAGCACTACCGGAAGAAAGCAACTTCTGTTCTTGTTGAAGTTCTTTGTGAGCAATAGCAAGCGACTTAAGCTCCTCTTCTTTCTTTTTATACATAGTACTCTCCTGATCACCTGCAAGCTTCATCTGAGCCATCTCATTACGCACATTCCGCATTTGTGTGAGAAGAGTACTCTGAGAATTCTTATATGAGTTGTTTGCAGCTTCAACCTCTTTAAGTGCTGCCTCTTCACCTTTCAGCTCTGTTTTAACCTCTATAATTGCCTGCTTAACCTTACGCCGATCTTCAAGCAATTTAGGATCAGACACGTTAACTTTGGCAAACTCTTTCTCTAGAGAATCAAGTTCTTTCTTAAGTTTAGAAATAACATTACGCTGAAGCTTCAGACCCTCTTCAGATCGCTTCCATGCATCCCAACTTGTATCAGCAAGTTTTTCAATAGCACGTGAAGCTTTATCAGACTCCTGATCAACATTCTGATTCAATAATATATCAATGCTTACCGGTTCCTCTGCCATCTACTAAAATGTTTTTTAAACCTTCTGCGCCATCTACTACGGGCACTTTTTGTTTTTTTGAATACCTTGGTGCATCAGCACGCTCCATTAGTATAATTATCCAAGCTTCATTCCATAACAGATAATCATGTGTACACCCACGTTCTGCCTTTATTTGTCCTATCAATCCCCACGGGCTATGGAGGCCTTCCATGTGACCTTTTACCCCCCGTCCTCTTCTTGACCCAAATTCTTCTTGTTCATCATCATCATCATCTGACTCAAAAGATATCTGGTAATATTCATAAAATCCGATAACCTGTTCATTGTACTTATCTTCGTGAAGATGTCTACAATAGACTCCGGTGCAACTTTCCACATTAACTGCTTAGTCAGTTTATCAGTTTTTTTTTCAATCTTCTCTTTGTCATTGAGTATAGCAACTGCCAAACACCTTACACATGGCTCAACTGCTTTCTGCAGAAATTGATTATCACTAAAAGTTATCGCATTTTCAAGATCACTTTCAATCACTATGCGAGACATTTCTACAATTGTTCCTAACTTCAAATGTCGTATCGTGACATAATCTTTTCGGAACATCCTTTTGTAAAAAGGGGCGGGCAGCCTAAACCGCACGCCCCTATTTAGTATCGCATTAGCAGCACTTAACCGCGCGTCCATAATCAGAAGGTTATATCACAGTCCCAGTCAGCTGAAGCTTTCAGCGCTCTGAATCTAAATGGATATTTAGTCACACCACCTTTGCCTATATTCAAGTTCAAAAGTGTATACCCTTTTGCTCTGGGGACAATAACTTCAGTTCCATCATAGCAAACATACTTGATTGCTTTTTCTATCAGTACTTTTGAAGCACTGTGCTCATAAACTTGATTAGGTGCTTCACCTGTAAGGGCACCGCCGAGTAATTCTACAAGTTCTGCTCTTGTTGCTTTAATGAATGAACCGACAAGTGATAAGCCTGAGCCGGTAATATCCATATCTTCCGGAGCATCATTTTCATGTGAATAAAGAAACTCCTCTTCAGGATCACCTTCAACCACCGAAACTTCATCATCTCTCAATGTGAGAGGCTGCTTTACCCAAACTGCAGTAGCTACATCTGATGCCGCTGCAATCGGAGGAGCGAAATGTATTTCTTTCACTCTCAATTTTGCAATTAATGTTTCTGCCATTTATTTAAATTTTAAAAAGTTAATATTCTTGATTTCTGTTATCATAAATACTATAAAGATTGCTGTAGATATAAGTCCAATAATGTAGAATGTATTTTGAAACTTAGTCTGTCTATATTCAACTAGTGGAATTTCGATTTCAAGCGGTATTTCTTTCTCAACGTAAATAGTGTCACTTGAAATGTAAACAGTGTCAGGTTTAGTTTCAGCACTGTAATTCAACTCTCCATTACTGAAGTTAAACTTTGTTGCAATATTTTTCGACTTCTGTTCACTGATCTCTTTCAGTAGAACGTTGTTTAATGAATCGCATTCAAAATAGGCACTAACTATTGTGCTATCACCCGGAATGTAAACAGGAACAAGTGTTGCAACTTTCCTTTCAACTGTTTTTACCGGGACCTGGACTATCGGTTTATGTGTCTTGCAAGCTGATAGCGCCAGCAATGATGTCATTATGAATATCACTATGTTCAGTTTCGATTTCATCTTTTATCTTTGCGACCATTTCTTCAAGGTTTTCAGGAGTAATCCTGTCTAATAACCTTATTACTTTGTTTGTTGCATTTTTCAGTCTCCTGACTTCTACACTTAGATCCTCAACTTGTTTTGCAAGTTCATCTTGTCTGCTTGACATTTCAACTGCTAAATCACGCCAAATTTTTATTGCTCCTTGAGTATTTGATAGTTCACTGCTATCTGCATTAGCTTCAGCTTTCCTTGCATTTGCATCAGCCTCTCTTCTTGTAGCTTTAAGAGTCACAATTGTCACGATCAATGAGCCTCCCAAAACAAGGTTTAAGATTAGGGATACAATTTGTAAGATTTCATTCATGAGAAATACAATTTAATCTCCTCTTCGCGACGTTTAACAAGACCAGCCAAAATACGCCCACCGCCATATTTCCATTTCCTAAATTCATCAGCGATAGATGAGTCATTTACGTCATGCCTTGCTTTAATAAGCAGAGTTGAACCTAAAAAACCTGCTGGTCCCTTAGGGTGTGATTTTGGACGGCCAACACCAACGTTAAATATGAACGAAATAAGGGCATCGAATTGATTTTGATTAAGCATTAAACCTGTTCTGCTTAGAGCTTGCTCTGCTGTTAATAGGTCTGCACGTAAGAACTCTTCAGCTTCTTTTTCAGATATGACATCACCGCTTTTAACACCGCCCGTGTGTCCATATCCTATAGTCCAAATACCTACAGCATCCAGATATGCATTTATTCTAAGTCCTTCATGCTGTTTAATCAGCTCTATGCCCTTGCTGCTTGTTTTCATCAGAATTATAATTTAGGGGTAACTCTACTGTTACCCCATTAAGTAGTTTAAGCAGTGCCTGTATCCTGTACTATTGCTAGTAACCCCTTCACATCACTCCTCATTGCACGTCCACCGGCGCGTACTTCGAACGAGTAGATATCTCCGTAGTAGGTTGGATCATTTATAGCCTCACGCATGATTACTTCACCTAATGCGCGACATACGCTTTCACTATGCCATGCTAATGCACTTGCATTGTCAGTTGCAGCTCCGGCTGTTGCCCATGCTTTTACAACACCGGCACCTGTATATCTTCCAACACGACTTCTCATCATTACATCAAAGCCATACAGACGTCCTACAATACCGTTTTGAATATCGGCTGCGGCATGAAATGCAGTTGATTCTTTATCCGTCATACTATCAATAAGCTGACCATACATGTCAGCGTCCAAAAGCAGAGTGCGACCTATTGCAGGAACATCATCTTTATTGAATTGATCCATAGCTGCTTTAATATCAGCTTTAGTAAATGCTTTTCTATTACCGGTTGCCGAAGCTGTATGAGCTAAGACATCTCCTCCAGTAGTCTTGTTAATTTTAGTAGCACCTGTAAACCAACTCAATAATATACCTTCAGAAATAGCCTGATTTAATACAGCCTTGTCCTGTCTGAGTACACTCTCCCTTTTGTTGTACGATAATTCAACTGTCTCTGCAAGATTAATTTTAATAGGATCTGTTGAATAGTTATCAAGGGTAAAGTCTAAATCAACATCACTTCTTGATTTAACTATTGCAGGAAATTCTGATCTGTTTTTTACAACAGTTGAACCAGCACCGGCATTGGGTATATGAACTGTCTTTCCCAAGTTGACAAACTCATCGGCATTAAAAGCCTTGGATAAAAAGCTGTTATCAGCGAAAAGTCCTTCAATAATAGTGTTAATCCAAATCTCCTTCTCAACTGCCATAGGTAATACACCTTGCATCTTAGGCATAAACAAGCTTAACGCCCCGCCCCCTGCAAATACAGCAAGTGGTGATAAACCTGTTGCTGCAGCAATTGCGCCACACACTATTACATTGAATAGCAGTGCGCTAATGATTTTAGTAAATTTACTCATCTTATTTTCGTTTATAATTAATAATTTTGGCCCTATACTTTCTCAGGCTCTTTGCCATACTTGTTTTTGAACTTTTCCTTGTAGATATCAGGATATTTATCCTTAAGAGTTACCAGCTTTCCAGCTTTGTCAAGTTCGTCCCAGGACTTATCATTCAACTCAGCCAATTCACCGCTTAAATTTTGCTGACTCTGCTCAATGCGTTCTTTTACACTAGTTCGTTTTGGAATAGCAGTCAAAGCCTTTAAAGCGGCATCATAATCAGTTGAGAAAAACTTTAGAAAGTTCTCTTTTCCATCAGCAGTAATTCTGCCCTCTTTTACAGCTTCGTCAACTAGCTTTACAGCTTCATTTTGACGAACCTCATCGTCTTTTTTCTTACGTTCAGCTTCAGCATCCTGTAATTTTTTTAGATCTGCCTCTGCACCTTTTTTGGCGTCAATAAGCTTTTGTATAGCTTCCTGCACCTGCTCATCTGTACTACCTTCCGGCAAATCAAGTAATTTAAAAATTAGTCCTTCCATTTTTTTCTGTATTGGTTGTTTATCAAAAAGTTTGAATATTTCACTTTCAGGAATGAGTTTATCATCCTTATCATATAGTCTCAATGCATTGTGATTGGCTCCTATCCCAACTATAGAGGCTTCGCGAACCATCCATTTGGTTATTGTTGCTCTAGTCTGCCCTTTCTTCATCAAATTAGGATCATCTGACGTTTCAACTATTCTGAAACTTATTGAAGCTGCACGCAAAAAGTCATTTTCAACTTTATCAGCTATTTTTTTCCCTTGATCATCATTAAGGTCGAACACTGGATCTGCGAGTAGTTTATCACCCTCTATTCGAATGTTCTCCCATCTCCCTACTGGAAGAGACCATTCGTCATGATTATAGAACAACACCGGATTGCGTTTAAACTGTTTAATATCAGCCCCTGACATTAGGACACGAAAACCGTATGTAGTAATACTCTCATCGATTAGCACGAAAGATTTACCTTGTTTGCTCATTATTTATGTTTTGCGTTTTAAATTAAAGTAGTCACAAATAAATAATAGAAAGCTTTTATTTACAAAATTCATCTTAACCCTTAATACAATGTTATTTGACCTTAATACACTTTTACTCAAAGAGGCTTGTAATACTATATTTTTGTGTAAATCATATATCCGGAATTATGACAAAATTGACTAACAAGCAAAAAAAAGAGTGGGCACAACTCTTGTTCACGAAAGAAAACCTAACTCAGAAGGAAATTGCTGAACATGTAGGCATTTCCCAGGTCACAATGAGCAAATGGGCAAATGAAGGTAAGTGGGAAGATCTTAAGGTATCAATCACAATCACTCGTGAGGAGCAACTGAAAAATTTATACAGACAGCTTGCACAAATGAATGAAGCTATTGCAGAGAGAGAGGGGCAACGATATCCAACACCTGCTGAAGCTGACACAATCAATAAACTTGCAAGTGCAATCGAAAAGATGGAGTCTGAAGTTGGTTTAAACGATGTTTTATCGACGTTTAAAGCCTTTTTAACCTACCTAAGAAAGTTCAACATTGAAGAAGCTCAAAGATTGGTCCCGCTGTTTGACGATTTTGTAAAAACCAAACTTAAATAGGCATGGCAAAACGATTAAAAATAATTGACAGAGACGCACTCAGAGAATGGGAAGAATTCAGGAAAGGATTAATCAATGCAGCAACTGTAGATGACACTGAAACTATTCCAGAGAAAAGAGCACGTATTGCCAAGCTTGAAGCAAATCCGGAAGAGTGGTTTAAATATTATTTCCCTACTTATTATTCAAGTGAACCTGCTACTTTTCATAAGAGATCAACAAAAAAGCTATTGGCAGATAAAAGAGATTATCGTGTTCGTGCATGGTCTCGCGAACTTGCTAAATCAGCAAGATCTATGATGGAAGTAATTTATTTAGCTTTAACAAAAGAAATCAAAAACTTACTACTTGTTTCAAATTCTTACGACAACGCAGAAAGGCTTTTAATGCCATTCAAAATAAACTTTGAATCTAACCCCCGAATCATTAATGATTATGAATCTCAGCAAAGTCCCGGAAGATGGGAAGATGGAGAATTCACAATTTCTGCAGGATGTTCATTTAGGGCACTTGGCGCCGGGCAGAGTCCGCGTGGTACTCGAAATGAAGCTGCAAGGCCTGATTTCATATTAGTTGATGATATTGATACAGACGCAGATGTTCGTAATCCTGACATAATTAAAAAGAGATGGGAGTGGATAGAACAAGCGCTAATCCCTACTGTCAGTATATCCGGTAACTATCGAATACTATTCAATGGTAATATAATTGCTAAATATTGCTGTATTACTCAGGCTATTGAAAAAGCAAAAGATGTTGAGATAGTAAATATCAGGGACAAAAACGGAAAATCTTCCTGGCCTCAAAGAAACAGCGAAGAGGATGTTGATGATATGCTTTCAAATATCTCAACAGCATCAGTGCAAAAGGAGTATTTCAATAATCCACTTTCTGAAGGTGATACATTCTCAGAGATGCGCTGGGGAAAAGTTCCGCGATTAAACAGCTTTCCTTTTCTTGTTGTATATGGTGACCCGGCACCTTCAAATTCAAAAAACAAAAGCGGTTCTTTTAAGTCAGCTTTTCTGTTAGGCTTTAAGGACGCTAAGTATTATGTGATAACTGGATACCTGGACCATGTAACTAATGATGAGTTCACCCAGTGGTTTTACTCTTTAAAAGATTTTGTGGGTGACAAAACACAGGTGTATAACTTCATCGAAAACAACACCCTTCAGAATCCATTTTATGAGCAGGTTTTCAAACCTCTGTTTTATGAAAAGTCAAAAACTCAGGGCTATATTGGAATTACACCTGATGAAAGAAAAAAACCTGATAAGTTCTCAAGAATTGAGGGCAACCTTGAACCATTAAATAGAGATGGCCAGCTGATTCTGAATGAAGCAGAAAAGGATAATCCTCACATGAAAAGACTTGAGGAACAATTTCTGCTTATTAGTTCAAAATTACCCGCACCGGCTGACGGTCCTGACTGTGTTGAAGGCGGTATATATATAATCAACGAAAAATTAACAGCACTGTTACCTGATACTGTAATAATTGGCAGTAGAAGGAGCGGCACTAAAAAATTCTAACATGAAGCGTTTATTCACTACTATTCTCAATTGGTTCAAACTTTTAAGCATTCGCTATCACATGCGCCACGGTAAACTTAAGAAAGCCATCGGTGTGGCTGACAAATTACATGCGTTGGATGGTAAGCGATATCGAGTATTCTTTTTCGGAAGTAAATACTATGCCTGGAACAGGCAAGATATACGCAGACAGCAGTCTATAGGACTGCTTAAATATGATAAGAAAGTAGGTAATGATTTCGATAAGATCTCATTCTATGACACTAATAAGAAAGGAGGCAGATAATGGCATTTATAACTGCAGATGAACTGACAACTCACATGTATTCAGAGAATATAAATTTGATATCTAATGATGATCCTGCAATTGTCCAAGCTGCAATAGATGGTGCAACTCAGGAAGCTAAAGGCTACCTGGGAGGCTATGATACTGAAAAGATATTTTCTGCAGCTGATACTAATCGTAATGCACTGCTTCTGATATTTGTAAAAGATATCGCTGTATGGCACTTTGTGAATTTATGTAACGCAGGCACTGATCTCAGTTTGAGAGAAGCACGATACAACAGAGCGATTGATTGGCTCAAAGGTGTACAAAAAGGCAATGTTTCACCTGATCTGCCACGGAAGACAGATGAAAGCGGTAAAACTATTGAAGGAGAAATAATATTTGGAAGTAACCCTAAAAAGAATCAACATTTTTAATCATGGCAAAGCAACAAAAAAAAGAAAATAAAACGGTTATCTCTCAAATCGTAATTAAGTCACCACAGCGTAAAGTATTTGACGTGGGTGAATGGCGTAATGCACTTATCAGCGCTGATGCCGGTAGAGTGAAAAGACTCTTTGACATGTTTGAAGATCTGCTCATAGATGGATATCTTTCAGACGCCTTCTCAAAACGTAAAGATGCGGTCACGAACTCTGAACTCACATTTCAGAATAATATAGGTGAGCTTAATGATGAAATGATGAATATAATTGACACATTAGAGTTCGAACGCCTCTTAAATCTCATAATGGACACTATTGGATGGGGACGTACAGGTATAGAGTTTGATTTCAGTGATGGACTGAAAGTATATGAGATCCCAAAGAAACACATCAACCTGGTCAATAGATCTATTCTAATAAATGAAAGTGACGAAAGTGGAATAGCCTATAAAGATGATGATCACATTCTAATTTTAGGTGAACACCGGAAATATGGACTATTCATGAAAACAGCTCCATACGTCATCTGGAAACGCGGCGGTTTTGGCGATTGGGCACAATGGCTTGAGATCTTTGGAATGCCTCAAAGAGTAGGCAAATACTCAATGCAGGATGAAGGTACAAGGCGAATACTCGAACAGGCACTTGCGCAGGCAGGATCAGCTCCATACATTGTCATTCCAAAAGAATCTGAAGTTGAGACAGTGAACAATACAGGCTCAGGATCATCAAGTGCAAGTTATGGAGACTTCAGGAAAGCATGTAATGAAGAGCTGTTAATTACAATGCTTGGGCAGACGCTTACAACCATTCAGGGTGATAAAGGTGCGCGAAGTCTTGGTGAAGTTCATCAGAAAGTAGAAGGCAGTAAGAACCGTGCTGATATGCGCTATGTTCAGCGTGTTCTGAATCAATATGTTCTGCCTTTATTTGAAAGATATGGATTGCCTGTAAAAGGAGGTAAATTTATTTTTCCTGAAGCTTCAGAGCAACTAAAAGTATCTGAAATCATTTCACTTTCAAAGATTTTGCCTATTCCTCAGTCATATCTTTATGATAAATATAGCATCCCGGCTCCTACTGGTGAAGAACCAGTTGCAGGAAGTAAACAAGAAAAGGTGACTGAGGAAAAACAACCTGAAGTAGAAGAACAGCCTGCAGAAGACAAACCTAAAAAAAAGCTTGGTGATTTTTTCGCAGACGCCCCGACAAAGGAGCGGGGCAATAAAAGCTTCATTAATAAATTAAAGGAGATGCTTACCGGTACCAGGAATCTCGCAGATAATAACAAGTATGGAATAGATCTAGAGAAACTATTTCAGGAAGCATTGAATGAGGTTTACGACAATGCCAAAAATGAAATAGAACAGCCAATAGTTTCAAAGCCACTATTCACCATCACCAATACTGCAATTAACACTGGTATTGATGAAGAGTTTGGTCCTGAATTTGGGAAAACAAACAAAGAGTTCATCAATGAATTCAGAAAAAACAATGCTGTATTTTCTGCATTCAAGAATCATAAGCAGACTGAAGACATAATAAAACTGCTAACTGATGATAAGGGTGAACTTATTTCATTCAGGAAGTTCAGAAAGCTTGCTTTACAGGTCTCAAAAGATTACAATGAGGTGTGGCTTCAGACTGAGTATAATACTGCAGTAAAAGCTGCAAGAAGCGCTGCAAACTATATCAAAATGCAAGAAGCTAAAGACATATACCCCAATTTGGAGTATATTAAAACAACAGCCTCGCATCCCAGGGAGTTGCATCTTGAATGGGTTGGCACTATTTTACCGATTGATCATCTTTGGTGGCAAACTCACATGCCGCCTTCTGACTGGAATTGTTCTTGCAGTGTGAAGCAGACTGACAAAGATGTCACTGAGGTCCCTGAAGGAGATGCAAATCCTATCTTTCAGAATAATCCAGGAGAAACAGCTGAATTCATTAAGATAGAAGAAACTTCTTATTTCAAGGAAACTAAGAAAGAGGACCGAAAGAAAGTTGAAGTGATTGCACTAGATCTATTCAAGGAAGTGCTTGATGAAATGAATGAGAAAGAGAAAAAGTAATGGATATACATGACTTTGCTAAAAGATTTCCGGCTAAGATGGCCCAGGTTAGAGATTTTGTCGCTGGAGATAAAATCAAAGATATCTTGGGTGTTGAAGCTACAAATCACTATAGGCAATCTTTTCATGATGAAGGCTTCACTGACGAAGTTCTGAATCCATGGAAAGATGTTGTAAGACGTGATTCCGACTCCAAATGGTATGGTCACAGCGGACAAACAGGCAAATTTTCTGCTGCAAGAACTACAGCTAAAATTCTTACCGGTGAAACTCGTGAGCTTCAAAATGCTATCACTTATAAAAGGATTGATAAAGGTGTTCGCATCTCAAGTGACAAACCTTATGCAAGTATACATAACTATGGAGGTAGAGCAAAAATTTATGGTAAGAAAGAATTTCAAATGCCACAACGCAGATTTATCGGAAACTCAGCTGTAATGGTGACTAACATCAAGAATAAGATTAAAAGTGAATTTATACGCATTTTAAAAACTAATTAAACAGTCTATGAAAACTATTTATAATGATATTTTATCAAGGTTGAAAGAAAAGGTCCCGGCTATAAAATGGATTGATTTTGATACCGGTCAGCTGGAATCTCCTGAAAGGCCTGCAGTAGCATTTCCATGCGCCTTAATTAGCATATCTATTTCAGGAGCCAGTGATATAACTGATAATGTTCAGGATTGCACCGGTAGAATAAGAATAAGACTAGCTTTTGATCAGCAAATGAGAACAGAAGCTTCAGCACCCGACACAGTCAGGAATAAATCACTGCAGCCTTATGATATTATTGCAGACGTTTACAGCGCTCTTCAGGGCTTTGCGACAATACATTTCGAACCATTAACAAGAGTTCGACAGGACAAAGAAAACAGCCTGTATGGGCTGTTTATATACTTTATAGAATTCAATGTTGAATTTGAAGATCAAACTGCAGAACAATAAGAAAAGCGGGGTGACCCGCTTTTCTTATTTTATTTGACTTTATAATATGTTTCTTCGTGATATCCTAAAGATGATGTAAAGTTGAATTTAAATGTTTCATTATTTATTATGATAATACCATATTCATAAAGTGGAGACTCTTTGATTTTATATTCTTCTTTTTTCTCATATAATTCTATCTTCAAGCCATTTTTTGAAATGAAATAAAAAAAATCAAGCAACCATTCACCTTCTTTTGATCTAAGTGAACCTTCTCCATGTGCTCTGAATGCAGACAAATCTTTTACCTCTGAATAATTTTCTTTAAATGTTATAAAATTGCCTTCAAATACAGTATTCATGAAAATTGTTCTTTGATGCCATTCTCCTTGTAGATATTTAAACATATTGATTTGCTCTACGGAATAATTTTCATCTACAGTTACCTTTTCAATCACTTCAGTTTCAGTACTGCAACCTGACAGTACTAATACACCTACCAATAAAATAATTAATCTGTTCATAAATCTTATTTTAAATCATTTTTACAAATATACACATTTTAGGGTAAAATACTGCTCCTATTTTCACAAACAGAAGCAGTCGTAATCTTAATAAAAAAGTTGCACGAAAAAAAAGTTATCTCTTGAATCCCCACTCAAGGTCTATCATATCCTGACTGTCAGGCAATCTTTTATGAATTAATTCATATATATCTTCCCAGTCAGGTAGTCCCCCAATACCGCGATCATCTATATATAGATCTGCACCGACTTTACGTGGATCACTACCTTTGTAATACACCGTTCTATATCTCAGATTCTGATTTATTGCATCAAAGCGAATGCCATTTTCAGCACAATATTTTACAGCTTCAGCTAAATGCTTCCCGGTTCTGCACGTCCATAGTATTATCTGATAGCCCTCTTTACGAAGCTTTTTTAAAGTTTCTGTAGCTCCGGGTACAGGTTCACCAATCAAAGGGTATCTGTCCTTTACAATTGTTCCGTCAAAGTCAACTGCTATCACCATATCAATATATATCTTTTACTCTGTTATACAGTTCAACTGTTTCTTTATCATTTGTGTCAATATATCCATTAACACACTGGACTGCAGTAATGATAGTAGAGGTCGATCTGCCAAATATATTGCCGAGCTCCCTGTAAGTCAGACCTTTGTTTTTCCTTAATGATAAATAGCAAATATTACGAACAAGAGAAACTTTTCTTGTTTTAGTTCTGTCAAGCAATTCTGCGACACTCACATTGCATCTTGATGCTATCTCATTTATTATCTCAATCGTTTTCACCTTCTTTCAATTCTAAAATTATTACAACCAGTAGCAACGACACAATGATTGTCAGAAGCCCAAATATTATCTTTATTTCCATTTATCTTTTGTTAAACAAGTCATTATTATTCTCTTCATACATGAATAGGCAGTAAGCTAAATACTGAGACTCCCAGTTTATTCGCTTATTCTTATACATCTTCTTAATCATATCTTGACATTCAGCTGATCTATATCCGGTATCCAGGAGAGCTATATGATCATTAATTTGATCTATACGGATTCTTTTCAGAGATACAAGGCTGGCAATACCCTTCTTAGTATTACCCAGCCAAATGTCATACACATTGCCAACCTGATACTTGTTTTCATTCCAAAGTCTGATAGAAGTGAACGCTTTGCCGTTTAGTTTCTTATTCCAGTTGTATGCAAAATCAAGTCTCAAATCTTTCCATCCATTTAACCGGTACACTTCTTTGCGTGCATCTACTTTAAATACATGAGAGGATACTTTTTCTCCAATATATCCTTCACCTGTATCTGATTTACGCCACTTAATTACTGCCCAGATAGTAGCGTCACGTTCAAAAGTATATTCCGGTTGTTTTCTCATACTGCCTCCTGCTCTTCTTTTTTCAACTCAATGTAAAAAGTTTCGTCTTGCACAATTTGAAGTCCGCACTCTTCAAGCTTAGATGCAACTTCCTTTTTATCACGATCAGCTAAAAGTTTGTCTTTTGCCGGTTCAGATTTTGTCCTGATATAATCAGGTAGAAAAGCTGCGATAAGTTTTTCAGCGGATGCCCAGGTAAAGCCTCTCAAAGTCTTTAATTTTGGAGTGCCTGTTCTAAACCCAAATGTACCATGAGCTGCGTCAAGAGATTTTTTCTTTGAGAAAATTATATCTCTGTTTTCTTGAGCGTACGTTTGTACCACTTCAAAACTCTTATCTCTAATTTCAGACAACCTGGTAATTTCATCTGAATACTTTTCACGTATACGCGTAATCTGTTCGTCCATTGTTGCATTTATTTTTGCCAACTTAGCGTCTACAGTTGCATATTCTGAAAATGCTGATTCCATTTGCTCACTTGTTACTCCACTAAGGATTACTTTTTTTGTTCTTTTTGCCATAATTGTTTATTTATTCATTTAGTTAATATGTAAGATTATTCAATTTTATTTCTCTGACTTAACTGGAACTCTAACTCTATTATTCTTAGATCACGTTTCCTAATTGCATTAGCATGTGACCCCATTACGCTGAGTATATACTTAATAGTTTCTCTCTGCCTTGCTATTTTCTTCTCATAAGATTCGAAGCGATCCTGAGTATCGTAACGACCGAAAGGATCTCTTCTTTGCCGTTTTTTATTTCTGACCACATTGAGTTCAGGAAATAATGTATTTTGCGCTGTACTCATAGTTCTTTGTGTCATAAATCCTCTCCTTTCTTTTCAATTTTTTCTAATTCACGTGCTGCAGGAATACCCATCCATCGATCGAATGTAGATTTACTTATGTGAAATTCATTCTTGATATGTTGACGGTATATCTCAGTCTGTGGGAGGCCAGGATGCTCTTTTTGCAAGCGTCTAACTAATATTTGTGCTTCCCATACTCTTTTATAAAAAAATCTTTTGCAATATGCCATGACACTCCCTTTTAAGTATTAGTTTACATGAGTAATATAGTTCAGTTCTTCTATTGTGAGCTGTTCAACGAAGTCTAGATCCTTTGCTTTCTTTGTAAAAGCATAGTATAAAGATCGAAGCCTTTCGAGTGGGATAGAGTTAAAATACTTTGCATTAGACGCTCTGCATGCTATAGCTTTAACTTCAATCATAGATGTTTCAGAACTCATAGCCTTACGCCAAGCGAATATTGAAGCTATCAAACGCTTACGCCATTTATCCAACTCGTCTGCATCCGGTTTCATTTGCCGGTCAATTTTATCACATAGGTCCAACAGGTCGCGAGCAGACAGATCACGTGAACTCGTTACACCAAAAGCGGCATACATCGCTCTTTTATGATCTTCAGCAATTCCTGCCTTTCCACATAGTGTGTGAAATTTCTTTAGTAGCAGTTTCTGTTGCTTATCCATTAGTGTATCAATCATAATTATTTATAATCCCAATATTTTTCTGAGCCTTTGTCCCAGATCGTATAAAATTCTTTTTCTCCCATTGAACGACCACGACTAAAAGCGCGGTAACCTTCAATGTATATTTTCTGTTTAGCAAGAAACAGAACACTTTCTCCCAGTTCAGTTCGTGGTCTATTGCCTGTAGCCTGACCAATAAAAATGAACAGTTTGCTAGGAAAGTCATTAGCAAGGTGTTGAATTTGCTTTACATTTGTGAACTCAGAGTGCTCAAGGCTGTCAATAACTATATATCTATAGCTATTCCTCTTATTCAGCCTCTCCCTCAAATCATCAAGCCTATCTTCACATATATATATATAACCCTGCCTTTCAAGTAATCCTATCCTTTTCGCAACGACCTGTAATGATTGACTTACAGCACCCTCTTCATAACTTACAAATAGGACTTTTCCTGTATAAGACAGCTCTTTCATCAATTCAAGGGTAAACGTTGTTTTGCCGCTTCCTGAGCGTCCAAAAACATACCATACACCCCTAGCTTCCGGAGTGCCGAAAGCCTCTCTGAATTCACCGCTAAACTCCACTTTCGGAACATTAGCGCTTATCAAATCTTGTATGGTAATTACTCTTTTAGCCATCGTTTAAACTCCTTTTTAATACTATTTAAATACTTTTCGTTGCTGCGTGAATTTTGCGCTTTACTCTTCTAAGATCACTATCACTATCATCAATAATTCTATCTACGATTTTTGGCTGTCCAACTCCATTTGCAATACAAATAGAGGCTATATCATCTGCGCTTACACCTTTTAATTCGATACATTTTCTGCCAACTCTACTCCAAATTTCATTATAGCCTTTCTTATTAAGCCTTATACCCCTACGTAGTCTTTTTTCGAGATGATTAGTTGCTTGTAAAACTATTCCGCATTCATCTTCAAGCTCATTATACAGAGTGATGAAAAAATACAATACACTGTCACTAAGCTTGTCTGATTCATCTAAAATTAGCAATGGGTTTTCTTGTTTCTTCAACTCTGATACAACTTCACCCATCATGTCACCAACCGGACCGCCTGCAAAATCACGCCCCATCACTTTTAAGAGTTCTGCCAGGAATTGACGTTTATTCCAATATTCACTGCAACGCAATAAATGAGCACGTCTGTTGTTTTCAGCATAGTGCTTTGCTGCAAATGTTTTTCCAGTTCCTGCATCACCTGTAATTGCCATTACCAGGCTATTCTCCTGGGCATCTTTATACATGTAAGTTAGATCTGCAAAATTGGATGTTGATACAGCGTTCCAACCTGCATCATTGTAACCTATTTGAGCTGCTACATTTCTCCACATTTCATCTTTAATCAAACGCCAGTTATTATTCAACATTTGAGATACAGTTGCAGAGCTGACATCCTTTAATGAAGCAGCAGCTTTGTTTTGACTTTCGTACCTTTCGCAATATTCACGAAGCTTTTTTACGATTCCCTCTTTGTTCAATGTTTTCTTTTTCATGTCTTACTTTTTTATGATTATGATTAATATCTATCGAAATAGCTTTGCTCTTCATCTTCAATCTCAGTAGCTTCAATTTCAACTACCGGCAACATTTTGCCTGTCCTGGCAATACTCTTTTGATTCTTATGCTGACCATGACTATCTGTGAGCAATAAGCGTTTAAGAGTTTCATTCTCAATAAGTCCTGTTTCGTGCATATGATCTCTCACAGTATTACCGCTGATAGTCCTGCGCTCAATTACTTCACTTTCAAGCTCTCTGTTGTATTCACGAATTCGCTGTAACTGATCACTATCTCCTTCTTTTCTGTCCGCCAAAGCCATTGGCTGTATGTATTTTTCTTCAAGTATATATTGCAGAGATCCGTCATCATTAACTGCTAATACGTGTGTTAGATCCTCAGGGTCATACATTACTTTCCATTTCGTAGCTGAATGATCGCGGAATGAAATATCAAAGCAGTCGTATGTTCGTTTTTGCCCTTTAATTGTAGGATGCAGACCACTGCCTTGTAATAGATTCTTAAAACCTGTTGTTTCGCCAAATTGAAGTAGATATGATTCGAGAGACATAGATATTTTCTTCTTATTATCCATGTTATCCCACAACTCCATATATCTCTCAATCTTTGCTGCACGTTCACGCTCTATTATCATTTCTATCTGCTTGCATACACCTTCGAAATCAGGAAAAAATTGTTTGTATTTATTCAGATATTCATTGTTTGGCTGTTTTTCAGGGTTGCTTGTAATGCCGAAACCTGACCAATTCGCTTGTACCTGGCAATATTTTTTATTTATTTCCCCAAAATAGGGTTCAATAATTTTAGATTTTGCATTACGTGCTTTAGCAGGTGTGAATTTGTCTGCCAACGCTTCATAGTAGGGAGTCATCTTCTTAACAGCATATCTATCACTCTGCAATTGGTGAACTCTTTGCATACTTCCAAATAATTTAACTGTGTGCTTTGCGGCATTCCTCAATGCTTCTTGTATAAGCTCAGGTGTCTCATGAGTCCCAACTGCGAATCCAATAGGATATTTCAAACATGCGTCAAGGACAATGACTACTGTAGGCCTGTGATGATATGTTGTAGTTCCATTGTCTGATTTTTGGTATAATAATTCTGCATCCCAGCCATCAAGTGTCCAATATAACATAGGCGCTGAAGGTGCTTTTCTCTTGGCTTGCATAGCCTTTTTATTTGAGAATGCAGATGCTCCGCGTCTACCTGCATAAGTTGTAAGATCTAATTTGTCTCTCCACACTGCAACAGCAGATCCGGTGATCATCTTCCAACCTAATTGACCGGCAATTGTATTGTATAATCTTGCAATTTGCTCGTTATCGAGATTGTTAGGAGCTGCAATAAGTTCAGTGATGTAGCTTTCTTTTATTTCGTCATCAACTTTTGCACTATTCTTATTCATATAGTTCTTATGGATCAAGCTTTCAGGCCCTTCTTTTATATATCTATTAAACCTATCTCTCAATCTTCGTGTGTTTGCCGGTAATGTATGAGGGTATTTTGTCCTGTCTAATTCTTGAACACCGTCTGAAATATCATCCCAATTATGAGACACACGTCCAGATCTCGCTTTTCTATAACTTGCTTTATCACTTAATAACTTTTCAATGCCATTTAACACAATAGCATTTGAGTAGTATTCAAGTCGTGTTTTCTCAGGTAAACGTCTGCCATCAGGGAGTGTGAACTCTTCATATATTTTGCTTATTTCAGCATCATGCTCTATTCTTGTCTCTAACTGTGAAACTTTTGCTGCTTCTGCAGGATCACATCCTAAAGCTTCTTTAATTGCAGGCTTAAATCGGCGTGGAATACTATCATAAGCAACAAGCGCCGGGGTATTTTTACAGGCTCTACGAACAATATTGATCTGCTTTGATTTAGACAGATATTTGTATTGGTGAATAGCCATTATGCCATTGTCAACAAGCCAGCCTGCCTCAACACAAAGTATATTATTGTAATATTCCATCTTTAATGCTTGTTTTTTTGCTCCTGCCGGGGACTTGAACCCCGGTGTCTGCCGGTCAGGAAATCCCATAGTTAGAGTTTAATGAATTCCAAATTCAGGTACGCTATCTCCAAAAAACTCAGGAAAAGCCCGTACGAGTTTACGCTTGTTACTCATGTCTGCTTTATAAAATAATTCTTGCAGACCTTTTGAAAAACTACCTTCATTTGGTCTAAGTCCGTTATGCATTTGCATAAACACGCTTTCTTTTTTAGATTCTGCTTCCATTTGATTTACTTTTTTACTTGATTAAAAATTCCGCGCTTTTCTGCGCTAATTAAAATTAAAGAAGAGATTATGAACCATAAGAACATGATCATTACTGCAACTAAACTGCTTTTTTCAGTGTCAATGCTCAATCCTATAAAAGAGAGCATCCAATTGATTAAGATTAATTTTGATTTCATGATTATGCTTTTTTTAATTCTGTGCCGCCTTTTGCAAGTGCAACTTGTCGTATTTTTTTTGCTACTTCAGTATTAGTTTCGTTATTGAGAGCACGTCTGATAGTTGGATATGACACATTCAATATTTGCATAATCTCTTTTCGTACTGAATAGTCAACTTTGATAATAATTTTATTCATTTTGTTGTATTTAAAATATTTCTATACCTTTACGGCAATATTCAATTTGAAACTGTTGCAAATATAGAAGATAATTTTCAACTATCAAAATAAAAAGTGATAATTTTCAACTAAATGGATGGTATTTTAAAACGCATATCAGATATTACTGAAAATGAAAGCATAACAATTACTGCTCTTGAGAGACAAATAGGGGCCAGTAAGGGTGTTTTATCACGTGCTTTGAAAAACAATACAGATATACAAGCGAAGTGGGTTGCCAGCATAGTTGAAAATTATCCCCTGTATAGCGCCAGTTGGATATTAACAGGAAGCGGATCTATGCTAAAACACACTGCTAAAAAAATAGATTTAACTAATTTCGATAAATCTTATGGAAAACCAATCCCTCTAGTCACGCAAATGACTGTTGCAGGTTTCGGTAATGATGATTTTGCCATTGGCGAATCAGATGTGAAGGATTATTACATTGTTCCCAAATTTAAACTTCGTAAGATCGATTTCATGATAGAGATCACAGGATCTTCAATGTATCCCAAATATAGCTCCGGTGATATTATCGCTTGTACCATTTTACGTGAAAGTAAATTCATTCAATGGAATAGATGTCATGTTATAGCCACTAAAGAACAAGGAATTCTTGTCAAAAGAATTAAAGAAGGATCTGATAATACACATATCTTAGCTATTTCTGATAATAAAGACTTTCCGCCATTTGAAATACCAAAATCTGAAATTACAGGAATTGCTATTGTTGCCGGAGTTATTAGATTAGAATAATTAGATAATGAATCTACATAAGATTGCTCCTAATTTATATATAACAGATAATCCTTTGTTTAAAAACTATCGAAAGGAGTATATTCATGAACTACTTAAAACTGTTATAACAAATTTTGCTACAGCTCTTAATATTGAACCTTTTAGCGGTAAACCGTGCTATATAAATTATGATGAAGGCACTCCTAAATGCATTTCCTTTTATAATCAGGCTAGCATTATACTTATTTCAGCAAAAGGAGACTATTTGACCAACTGGGTGTTTGAGTTTTCACATGAATATTGCCACCATTTAATAGATGGATCTATGCAGCCTGAAATTAAGGGATTAATATGGTTTGAAGAAACTATTTGTCAATTATCTTCTTTATATAATCTTAAACTAATTGGTGATCAATGGAACCAATCTAGCGATATAAATAAATTGCTTAATTATAATAGTTTCCTTAAATGTTTTAATGGATACCTGACAAATAATCAGCTATTGGTTGATCAAATAAATCATCCGGGATGGTTATCAGCTTGGCTCCCTTTTTTGTCTGAGCCAAAATACTATCGAGATCATTACAATGCACTTGCTGTGAAGATGCTGCCTCTATTTTTAGAGAATCCAAATCTTTGGAAGATAATTCTTCATTTCGGGGATTCTCGAAAATGGAATACACTTGATGATCTTTTTGTTCATTTAACTGAAACTGTTGATTTTTCTTATTCATATCATTTAAATAAATTATCAGAACTGTTATTCAATTAAATTGTCAGTATTAAAGTCTTAAATCCAACTTTATTATTACAAATATACGTCTATATTTCTAATACACAAATAGATAACACTTTATCATTCTATTACTTTACTGCTTTATAGGGGTCGTTCAATGTGTTTTCTTCTCTTTTTTGCCTTTTTTACCGTACTTATAGGGTTATTATACGCTCGTTTATTACACTGTTTTTGCCCCCCATATTGCCCCCCATTGTAACCCCCAATATCATTTAATTGCTTTTTTTGTCTGTTATTCCTGTTTTCAGAAAATAAAAAAACGAGCCTTTAAGACTCGTTTAAATGATATTTAATTACCTTTGTCCTTAATGGCTTTAAAAGCTGTTTGCATCTATTTATAACCTTTTACAGGGTGTATCCGGTATCTTTCTTAAGTTGAATTTAAGTTTGTTCTATGGATTACTGTAGTTTGACAGTTTTAATTGAAGCGTTATTAAAGCAAATTAAAGTGTTTGTACAAATTGTTTTAGAATCTCTTTTATGTAAATATCCACTCAAAGCTAATCCTGTATTATCTTATAAATATTAACCTACTTAATTAATAATGTACGTTTTGTTTTACCCCCTATAATGGTACTCCTGAAACCAAAAATGTAAGCTTTATCAGACTTTTTAAGCTCACGGTTAGCGGCTTTGCAATTAATTATATTACTCCATTCGGGTTAATGGGAGGTGAACCTTATAAGATTATCG